CGTTGAATTCAAACATCTGAAACTTAGCAGAAGTTGAAATTGCTTTTTCCAGAAGAATGAATAATCGTCTTACGTTGATTCTATCAAACGCAGATGGTTTAGTTAATTGTGTCTTATCTCCAAAAAGGATTGTTCCTTCGCCTGGAAATGAAACAACAGGATTGACTTGTGCTTGATACAACTTATCACGTTCCGCTTTCTTAGGATTGTAAGGAAGTTTTACCACACCTTTAATTTGACCTCTGGTAAAACCAGCTGGAGAAAAGAAAGGATCACGAACTTGATCTGTTTGAGCACAACATCCAGCTGTATCTCCGTTCAATGGAACATATCTGAATTTATCAGCGTGTTTATCAAACTGATACTTATATCCAGAATCCATAACAGCGTAAGAGGAATTCTTATTGACAGTATCTCTAAAATCAATTACGTTATCTGTAGCAGTTGAAGAATCTGTTACACCAACAACATCTGCTTTTTCAGGAGAAAAGAAAGCAACACAATCTTTTCTTGAATCCGCGAGATTATCAATAACGTGTCTTATGACTGTTGAACTGTGATTACCACACATTACGAGTGAAAGATCAACATCTTCAGCAGATTTCATTAGGTCATATGCACGAATAATATCGGCATCTGAAGGACCTGTTCCGTCTGTTCCACCACTAAAACCAAGTGACAATGGAAATGATGCATTTTCAAAGGTATCTGTGGTTTGAACTCCACTAGCATCAGCAGTTGCTCCCCAAGCACGAAATGTTGCAGTTCCGTCAGTAACTATTGTTCCGTTACCAGCGGTATCGTTACCGGCTACTGCAGATGCAGTTGTTCCGTGTGCACCCATTGTTGGATGATCTAACCACCACACATATGATGAATACTTATTGATGTAATTCTTGTAGAAAACATCTTCTCCTTGACCATCTCTTGCTCCGCTTGCGACTGACATATTAGCGTGTGCTTCTAGAACCTCTCCTTTTGTTCCTGACCAATCACCATTTTCATCGATAATAGCAACGTGAATCTCATCTTGTGCCATATCTTTGTCATCGGCAAAAGTGGAAGTCGTTGGTGCGCCTGTAGAAAATGCACCTTTATATTCCCATTCTCTTGCGATAGCAGCAGCAGCATTAGTTCCGTTAAATTTTGTTGTAGTTGCAATGACTGTGTTTGATGTGATAGCATTAACTCTGTGTGATTCTCCGCCAATTACTATTGTATCACCAACAACAAACTGTTTGTCGAACATTGTTCCTGTTCCTGTTACAACAGTTGAATCAGCAGTAGTTACAGCAGTTCCCTTTATAAAAGTAGAAGTTGTTGTAAACGCAGAACGTTTCTTTATCGTGAATGACTTACCTGAAGCATCGGCTGTATCAGAACTACTTGTTGCAAATACTGAAGCAGTATTAAGATCAGAAATTGTGGAAACTATATGAAATCCAACTTCATCTGCAATCTTGATAGCATCTCCAACTCTTAATTCATCTAAAAACAGAGAAGAGGATGTTCCTTCCAAAACACCACTTGAAGCAGTCCATGTTACTGTACTTGTTCCTGTTGCTTCTGGTCTATCAGCAGGACAAATTGACATTTTTAAACTGTTACCTAAAGCACCTGCCCATTTAGCTATAAATGGTCCGAGTGCGGCAAAACCTGTAACACCACCACCAATTGCTCCACCTTGTTCTGGATCAAATGTGTTATAGAAACTTTCAACAGTTGTTGTTTGAACGTTTACATATGTTGCTGTATTAGAAGCTGAATTCAATGGTGCAGTGGCTGATGATGAGGTTGTGTTAGCAGCACGAACAACGTTCAAAGCACTTGTGTATGCTAAGAAATTAGCTGCGGTATAGAATGCTTCAAAGTTGTTATCGTCTGGTTTTTGAAACATATCTACGAGATTGTCTTGATCTGTAACCAACTTAATTTCTTCTATTGGCCCCCAATTGAACCTACCAGCAAAACCACCAACGGAAGTACCAGCGGATACTACTACATTAGTAAGGTCAATTTCAGATGTATTTACGCCAGGACTTACTTGAAAGGCCATATCTTCTCTCCGTTAAATTTATTTTTTGAGTTTTTTGTGCAAAGTATTTGTTACTCTGATAATATTTATAAATACTCGTAATTGATGAATAATATTTAGTGTAAGGTAAATATGAAGTTTCCTCAAAAAGCAATAGACCGTTTCAATGCTAAGATTAATAAATCTAGTAATTGTCATGAATGGAACGCTTCCAAACAAAAACAAGGTTATGGAATGTTCTCTTATGATGGAAAATCCAAACCAGCTCATAGATTTGCTTATCTTCTTCACAAAGGAGACATTGCCGAAAACATGGTGGTTCACCAAACTTGTGAAAATAATAGTTGTGTAAATCCAGAACATCTCGTTTTACAAACTAAAAGTCAAAATAAAAAAAATTACAACTCTACTCATGTCAGTAAAGAGATGGTAGAAAAAAGTAGCGTTAAATTTCTTTATCGTCTTCGTAGTGTTAGACCAGAATTGGAAAAAGAAATTGATGCATTACTGATGTTACTCGTTACTGAAAAAATGAAAGATGAAGATGACTTTGGTTTTGAGAAAATAAAGAAAGAAAATTATCTCTAATAATATTCTCTCTGCCATTCTTGTCCAACTGGTTGCCACACATTATCATCGCCAGGAATTGAATTTTCCTCTGGATCATGACCATCTTCAATAAACCCAAAAGGAACCATTTCTTCTTCTATCATTTTCATTTGTTCGGAAAACATTTTTTCTCTTATATCTTGGTCTGTGAGCTCTCTGAAGTACCTCTGTTGAACTAACCAACAAAAGAGAACACAACACATCACTAGATCATCATGAGTTCCATCGTCAGCTTCCCATGATGTACTTTTTCCAATAAACGTTGTCAACTCACTTATTGTATCAAAATCTTCTATGATTAGATTGTCTCTCTCTATCATATCTTTGAGAGTTGCACAACCAATTCGTTTTACTTGTTTAGTAGTACGGATTCCCATTGATACATTTTTAGAAAAACCTCCACCAATCTGTTGACCATTTCTACCGTGCATCGTAACCATCATCATATTTTCGTATTCCATATCATGATAAAGTATGTCAGCCACTTGTTGTCCTATGTCGTTTACTTCTACTAAAACAAATGCTTCGTTGTATTTCTGAGCAGCTGTAAAAATAACATTAGGATATAACATTGGTGAAATGTCATTTTTTCGGTACTTTGCAACTTGACGGTAAGGTTGCTTCGTTACATCAAACAAAGAAAATGCAGAGTAGTCAAGACCGACTCCTCTCGCAACATCACACACCATCACATAAGTATGTCCCAATATCGGTTCTTGATAAACATCCAATCCACCCTGTTGATAAACTGGTGCTTTGTAAGCTAACGAAAGAAGTTTCTCTGTAGAAATAAGTGTGTTAGAACTACCGAGAAACGAACATTCAAACTCTTGTTGGAACTGTCGTTCTGAAGTATTTCGTATGGTTTTCTCTTTCCATTCTTGGTCTCTATCTGGAACTTGTGACCAATGAACGGAAATTGGAGAATAATCATTGTTCTTCTCTTCGGCATCTGTCCACAATTTGTAAAACAGATTCATTCCGTTTGGAGTAGATACTATGAATACTTTTGTGGTTTTACCAGAAGAAATCGTAGGATACACAGAACTGAAAAACTCTTCAGAAATGTTAGAAGGAACAAATGCAAACTCATCTAGAAAAATGATGTTGAAAGAACCACCTCGAATAGCAGAACCAGAAGTTGAACTAGCAAGAATCTTTGAGCCGTTTTCTAACTCAATATTTCCTTTATTCCATATCAGTATTCCTTGTTGCAACCACTTCGGCATATGTTCGTATGCAAGTTGTAATCTTCCAAGAAGTTCCATCGCAGTTGTTTTCTTGTTCGCAAGAATTGCAACCGAAACATTTTCGTTGAAAAGAATGTAATGAAGAAGGTAAGCAAGGATAGTAGTTGATTTACCAGATTGCCTGGCCATCTTACAGATCACAAATCTTTCGTTGTGAAATCTGTTTATCATATCTTCTTGGTAATCACGAACATCAAAATTTATCAACCCTTCATCTAGGGAAACAATTTTGATATGTTCAGTTACAAAATGCAGAGGATCTTGTTGACATCGGATGTACTCTCCTACTTGTTCCTCTGACCAATCTTGAGGTACATGAGCAGATTTGAGTAACGGATTTCCTAAGTAAGTTCCATGTTCAGTCATAATTTATTTTAATGGTGGAGCGTAAAGTAAACCGCCTCGGTTATATAATTTATTAAGACCTCGTTTTAGTCCTAACTTCTGTATGATGTTACGGTCAAATATCTCTTCGTAATTTCCCACTTGTTTAATTATATCATACGACCAAGTTGCCGACAATCCCATTTTGACACCAAGATTTGGATGGTCATCACCATTCTTTTCTCCCATAAATCTTTGAACATTTGGGTCTATATTATCTATGAAGGTATCAATGTTTTTTGAGTTGATGCCCATCTCTTCTGCAATAAACAAAACATATACTGTCCATCTTACTATGTCAGACCATTTTTGGTCACCATACCTAACTACCGGCCCAAGTGGTTCTTTAGAAATTATCTCTGGTAGTATGATGTGTAATTCGGGATTGTTGAACCCTAAACGATTTGAGGCCAACCCTGACCTATCTGTACCATACATATCACATTCACCCCTCAGATACACATTTTGAGACTTTTCGTTCTCAGGGACGATTATAGGAATATATTTTATTTCGTGTAACTCCATGAAGTCTGCAATGTTCTTTGCAGCTGTTCCAGACCCCTTGAAACATATTTTAGCACCATGCATCTGTTTTGCAGAGGATACACCTAGTGTTCTTTTAGTGATAAATCCTTGACCATCATAATATGTTGTTGGTAGAAACTCAAACTTCTTTTGAACATTTCTTGTAAAGGTGTATGTAGTTGCAGCAGACAACATATCAATAGTTCCATCTATCAAATGTGTAAATCTAGAAACTCCATCTACTATTTCATATTGTATAGCATCTGTATCTCCAAATACAGCTGCTGCGACTGCTTTGCAAATATCAACATCAAATCCTTCCCATACTACACCAGTTTCAGAATCATATACTTCTTCGGAGAAGCCAGGAAAATCATCGTTAGTTCCACAAATAATATATCCTCTTTTTATTACTCTATCAAATGTAGTTCCGTATGTTGGATAGTATTCTGGTGATGGTTCATTCTTTTTATTCATCAGTCGTTGTTTAACTTTTTCTATTTCAGTCAAAGTCATTCCACTATGATCCATCATCGGATGCGCAGACTTTTCTTTACCCATTGCAGAATTGTCTATGACCATCATCCAAAATATCCACACCAGACATACAATAAGTTTTCCAGCCGGTGTCATTTCAAAGTCCTGTAAACTGCCATCAGTTCTTCATCTGATGGATTTGTCGCTGAAGAATATCTCTTATGTCCCACTCTCATGAATGCTTTGATATCGGAAAAACTTGGATATATTGATTGTAAATTATGAAGTAGGTGGTCAGGGTCTAAATGACAAGATGCACATGCATTATCTCTTGCGAATACTCTTGTAGACCTTTTATATCTTTCACTTTGAACCAATACAGCAGAAAGGTCTTTCTCCATATATGTTATTCTATTATCCATGTCTGGCATGAGTAGAAAAATTAGATATACGAGAAGTGCAATGATGACGTAGATGAATGATTTGCTTGCGACAATCTGATCTTTGTTCGCAAGTTCTATTTGCTGAACTTCTTCAACCTTTTTATCTATCTCTTCAATGTCGTGTTGTAGTATCTTCTGGTCTTTTCCGTTTGCAATAGTTTTTTCTTGTTGTGCCATGATCTATTTCCTCCCCGCTTCATTCAACTTTTTAGTAATTTGTTGTTGGAACCACTTCAGTACAATAGGAATACTTACATTAGATGTAAGTCCAAACAAAAACCCGATGGGAAAACGATATTGAATATACTCTTGAAGTTGAGGAACATTTGTGAATACTATGGTAATCAACAAATATCCTGTAAGCGACATACCAATGTTAATTACCAGATCAAGTCCAACTAACCAACCATGCCCTTCGTATTTTTCTTTATTGTCTATTCTATAATTGAATAGAAAAATCCAAAATGATGAAAATGTAATAACTGCATACATCCACAAATCGGTAATATTAAATAAATCAACCATTTTCTTTTGTCTCTTTCTTTACCAACTTCAGTAAGTCAGCAGTACTGCCAACAAATAATGCATTAGTAATATTTTGAGCTTGGGTGACTTCCTGTCTATCTCCAGCATTTTCTAGTTTTTGTTTTTTTTGATGCAAATCCATTAATGTTTCTTGTGAATCGGTCATATTTTTGAGTAATTGACCAAACACTTCAAAGGCTCTAGGAGATTCTTCTGCTTTAGCAATTTCCAGAAGTTCTTCCATTGCATCTCTGCCTTTTTCAATTATGTCATAAAGATTTTCACGAGCATATTGAAAGTCATTATCTTTAGTATCATCACCATTTATAACAACAGGCACGTTATTATCTATAACTTGAACATTCATATCATTTTTGGGGGATTCTTCCCTTAGCTCAAGATGTTTTTCAATCCTTTGCTCCACTAATTTTTCAGTTTTCATTAACTATCTGTTCCAGCTACTGGATCATGTGTTTTTCCTTGAGGGAAAAATTCAAAGGTTTCACTAAATCCAAAGTCTTCATCTGTGATTGCGGTTGTATCTTCTGGAGCTACTGTAACTCTTGCCACAGTTGCACCGGCAGTAGAAGCTTCTTCTGATGCTTCCGTCAACAAACGTATTCTAGTGGAATCGTCAAATTCGTGACCATCCAATATCATAAAATTCTTACTATAAACT